AAATCCTTGGATTTGTGGGATTTTTCTTTTTGTGCGTTTGGGTGCATTTTTATCTGTTAGTAACAAGATAGTAACAAAATAGTAACACTGTTTCAGGTGTCTTGTGCAAGACTTTTGTTGTCTTGTGCAAGACACTTTCTGATTTCCAGTTTGGTTCTGCAATGAATGATTCTTCCATCTTTGAAATAGACATCATATCCATCATGTGTGTTCCCTTTGATGGTCAGAATCTTTTCCCTGGACTTTTCTGCAAGCTGCATATTGTCAAACAATCCTTCCTGGTCTTTCATCACCAGGTGCAGAAAGTATTTGTTCATAGACATTCCCTTGTCTGCTGCAAGGTCTTTGATGACCTGCTTCATTCCCTTTGGAACTGAAAAATTGATTCTTTCATAGTGTTCTGCATTGAACTGATTCTTGTATGTTGTTCGGTTCATCAGCACACCTTCTTTCAAATCTTGTTGATTGCTTCCAGTTTGATTGGAAGTTCAAGATGTGTATAAACAATTTGTGTGACATTCTGTCCTTTGTGACCAACAATCTTCTGAACAATTCTTTCATCCACCTTTGCTTCTGTCAGCAAGCTGACACAGGTGTGTCTTGTGTCATGTGGTCGGTGTCCATCATAGACAGGTTCTTTTTTCCCTTCTTCAATCACATATTTTCCCATGTTCATTTGAAGCATCAATGGAATCCAGTATGAATCATAATAATTTCTATATGTGAAAGGTTTTTCATCAGGTGTGCAAATTAGATGGTCACAGTCCTTCTTCATCCAGTATTCAAAGAAAGGAACAACCTTTTCTGCAATGGGAACTTCCCTGATGCCTGCACTGGTTTTTGATTCCTGGACAAAGAACCATCTTTCATCCAGGTGAACATCTTCCTTTTTCAGTTCCAACAGTTCACCAATTCGCAATCCAGTGTATATTAGAATCAGGACAACAGAAATATATTGATTTGAAGGTTGTGCATCCCACAGTTGTTTGGTTTCCTTCTTGGTGAATGGTTGTCTATTGTATGCATTTGGATTCCCTGGTTTGCTGATGTCCACAAATTTGACCATTTCCCTTTTATCAGGTGTCACAATTTCATGAATCACAGCATAATCATACATCAGACCAAACATGTTTTTCAGGGTCTTCAATGTTGGGGTGTTCTTCCCTGATTCATCACAAACCTTTTGCAGGTGGTCAAGTTTGATTTCAACAAATTTCATTTCCCAAATATCTTTGCAGGTTTTGAATGCTGCTTTATATCCATTTGTGTCCTTGATTTTTTCAAAGTGAATGTCAGACCATTTTTCATAGACTTCTGCAAAGGTGATTGTGTCCAGGTGCAGGTCATAAGGGTCTTCATTATATGCTGCAAGTGCTTGAAGTGCTTCTGTTCTGGTTGCATAAAATCCAATGAATTCATAGATAGGATATGACTTCATTTTTTCAGGAACTTGTTTCCATCCAACAGTTTTTCTGACTGCCCAGGGTTTTCTTCTTTTCCCTGACAGCTTGTAAACTGAACCATATTTATTTGGCAATTTCATTTTCTTCATCCTTTCATTTTTCAGGATGAAATGGTATAATATAGATTGGTATTTGGTGACCATTTCATCCAGTTGATTTGGTTTCCATCCTTTGACCCTTGGGTGTTGCAGCATCCAGGGGTCTTTTTCTGTTTTATAGTGAAATGTGGTCAGGTGAATCAGAAGAAAACTGCATCTTCAAGAATTCACCATATTCTTTTGCAGTTCCCCAAAATGCAAGGAATCCTTTGTCATACTGGATGACCAAATAATATTTCTTGATTCCTTTTGCTTTGGATGTGGACACTGCATTTCCATGATATTTCAGCATGAATCTTTCTTCTTCCATTGCACTGATGGATGTGATTCTACTTCTTTCCAATGTGACAGTTGTTTCAGGTTTGATTCTTTTGACAGTCAGCATTTGTTCATCCAGTTCCAGTCTACAAGGATAATCTGTTGCAAATTGTGCAATCCCTTCATAATGCTGAACAGCAAGTCCTGATTCTTTCTTTTTTCCAAACATGTTGAATCTTCCTTTCAATCTTGAATTTGTGAAAAGCCTTTTATCTTCAAGGGTTTTCAGGATTTGTTGGTGTTCCTGAATTCAAGATGTGTTGGTTTTTATTTATTATAGATAATTTTTAGGAAATCATTGATTTTTGATGATTTCTGACTATCAAATAATAAATAAGTGAAAACAATCTTGACATCTTGAATTTCCCTTTATTTTCAAGGGTTTTGAAAACTTGACATCTTGAATTTCATCTTGATTCAATCTTGAATTTCAGATGAAAAATCCACAACAATGATGTTTCCTATGCGTTCTTTGATTCTTTTTTCCAGTCTTCCATTTCAGTATATTTTGGAAGTTGGGTCAAGTCATCCAAATCTTCCAATGCTTTTGTTTTGCCTGCTTTGTTCAGTTCCTGGAACATGTGCAGCATTTGAACAGCTTCTTTTCCAAAATGCTTCTGAACCAATTCAAGTGCTTTGGTTTCTTCTGCAATCTTTGGTGAATCAAATCTGTCATCAAAGCACATCAATTCACAAGGGGAAACACCAAAAATCTTTGCAAGCTGCTGAATGTGATTTCTTTTGATGTTTTCAACCTGACCTGTTTCCCATTTGTTGACTGCTGCCCTGTTCACAGGTGGATTCAATCTTTTTCCAAGTTCTTCTTGGGAAAGTTTCATTTCTTCCCTTAAATGTTTGATATACATGCCCATTGTCATGATGGTCACATCCTTTCTTTATGTAGTTGTATCTTAATAATAGCATATTTTTGAACCTTTTTCAATTTTTCTTGAAAAAATATCTTAAAAATTTTCAAAAACCTATTGACAAATAAAAAGATACAGATTAAAATAAATGTATCTTCGGAAGATACAACCGAAAAAGAAAGGAAGGTTCAAGAAAAATGATAAACTATTTGAGTTTATTTAGTGGAATAGGTGCTTTTGAATCTGCAATGAGAAATTTACAAATTCCATTCAATCTTGTAGGTTATTGTGAAATAGCAGATGCACCTGCAACAGCTTATTCCATGATTCAAAAAGTTCCAATGTCTTTGAATTATGGTGATATTACAAAGATTGATGAAACAAAACTTCCCAAAGTTGATTTCATTACATATGGATTTCCTTGTCAGGATATATCATGGGCAGGAAAGCAACAAGGATTTGAAAATGAAGATGGTGAAAAAACCAGGTCAGGTCTTTTCTTTGATGCTGCAAGAATTATCAAAGCAACACAACCAATTGTTGCAATTGCAGAAAATGTGAAACCTTTGGTTGGACAAAAGTTCAAGAAAGAATTCCAAGCAGTTCTTGAAACACTTGAAGATGCAGGATATAACAATTATTGGTCTGTTCTTAAAGCATCAGATTATAATGTTGCACAGGATAGAGAAAGAGTGTTCATTGTTAGTATTAGAAAAGATTGTGACACAGGTGTGTTTGAATTTCCAAAGAAATTGGAATTGAAAAAAGTGTTGAAAGATTATCTTGAAACAAATGTGGATGAAAGATATTATTTGACATCAGTTCAGTTGAATAACATTTATCATTGGAAAGCACAACAAAGACCATTGAAAAGAATCCTTGGAATGAACAGCACTTGTCCAACACTTACTGCAAGGGGTGCAGGTGAATATCACAGTGGAATGATTCTTCTGTCAGAAGATTTTATGGACACACAAAATTGTGATGATGAAATATCCATTCAGAATCTACATTGTAGAGTTCTGACAGAGAGAGAGAGCTTTCGTGTAATGGGTTTTAATGATTCAGAATTTGATTCAATTGAAAAGCATTTCAAGAAAGCTGATATATACAAGATGGCAGGAAATTCAATTGTGGTTGATGTCGCAGAAGAACTGCTTTGTATGTTATTTGATGAAGATGGAAATTTTTTTGTTTAGAATGTATCTGCAAAAGATACAAGAAAGGAAAGGTGTATCTTGAAGAAGGTTATTGCAGCACAAGTGGAACAGATTTTGTTCTTTGATACAGAAGAAAACGCAAATAAATTTTGTGAAAAAATGAAGGATAGTGACCCAAATTTTGAACTGATTGATTATGATAATACTTCCACAGATGAATTTCCTGATGGTTATACAATTAGAATAATCAAGTCATACAATAATAACAGAAGAATTAAAAATGATTGTTCTATTGATGGATAAAAAGAAAGTAGGTGAAAACATGAATAAAAATAAATTAGTCAGCAAAATGAAGTGGTTTGGTGATAGAAATGAAGATTTGGCAGAAGCAATTGGAATTTCCCCACAAAGATTTTCTGCAAAGTTGAATGGAACTGGTGGTGCTGAATTTACAATGTCTGAAATTAGAGCAATCAAAATCAGATACAATTTGACAGCAGAAGAAGTGGATGAAATATTTTTTTGCGAATGATGTATCTTGGGAAGATACAAGAAAGGAAGGTGGATGGACATGCAGGACAGCAACAGATTGTCAGTTGCAACTGCTGCAAGATTGATGGGTGCATCTGAACAGTTCATCAGGGTGGGATTGCAGCAAAAGG